GTGCGCGGCCGCCGCCAACGCTTTCTGTTACCGACGCCGCGAGGAGTCCGGGTATGTGGACAGCCTGTCCGCCAGCCCGTCAGGTGACGTCACCCTCGGCACGATCATGTATGGCGGCGCCCTGTACCGCCAGCGTGGCGCCATCGACCAGTTTGCGTCGTTCACCGAAATGGGCACCGCCCCCACCGTAGGTTTGTCCCCGCTGATCAAACAGTTGTTGGGTATCTCGAGGCCGCAGGTCGCATGACATGGCCTACACGGATCTGTTTAACGAAGCGATCGACGACCTGTCCGCCACCCTGGCGACGATCTCCGGTCTGCGCGTCGTCACTGATCCGGGCAAGATCAACCCACCCTGCGTCTTCTTGGACGCCCCCAGTTGGACGTCGTTCAACGGTGGCAACATCGTAAAGATGGATTTCTCCGTGCGCGTCTTCTCGCTGGGCCCGTCCAACCTAGACGCCCTCCGCAACATCCTGGCGATCTGCGCCCAACTGTTTGAGAAGAACATCGCGGTGACAGACGGCCGGCCGGTATCGGTCGTCATCGGCGGCCAAGAATTCCCCGCCTACGACCTCACAATTCCCCTACAAGCACAGGTGGCATGACTATGGCACTCCGTATCATTTCCGCGCGTCTGGGCGAACCTGGTGCATTCTGGACACCTGTGGAAGGCGTCAACGTGGAAGCGTTGATTGCTGGAGGATTCCTCGAGGACACCCACACTGCCCCCGGCAAATCTGCTAAAAATAAGACCAAGGCTCCCGACGCCGCCAACACCACCCAGGAGTAACCATGGCCACGTCGACCTACCTCAGCAACCCAGTCGTCACCGTCAACGCTGTCGACTTGTCCGACCAGTGCAGCGGCGCCACCGTCAACCAGACGTTCGCCCAGTTGTCCAACACCGCTTTTGGTGACACCGCCATGAAGTACACGGCCGGTCTGCAGGAGAACAGCGTGACCCTGGATCTGTACTGGTCGACCGCCTCGAGCGAAACGTACGCCACCCTCAAGGCGCTGGTGGGCACCAGCACCAACGTGACCATCAAGGGAACGTCGGCCGCTGTCTCGGCCACCAACCCGCTGGGCACCCTCACCGGAGGCTTCCTGGCTGAACTGCCGGTCGTCTACACGGTCGGCGAACTGGCCACCTGCTCCGTCACCTTCAACGGCGGCACCTTCGCCTACACCGAGGCGTGATTCATCCCTAACCCGAAAGGCCCGACATGAAACTGCATCTCAAGGTTGACATTGGTGATGGCCCGTTTGTGGTCACCACCAACTTGCAAACGATCATCGCCTGGGAGCGTAAGTACCGGCGCAAAGCCGGTGACCTTGCCGCGGGGATTGGCATGGAAGATCTCGCCTTCATGGCGTGGGACTGCTGTAAGCAAGCCAAGATCGTGGTGCCCGTCGAATTTGACTCGTTCATCACGAAGATCGTGGAGTTGGAGGTGGTGTCGGAGGAGGCGTCCGGCCCTTTCCAGCAGGCACCTACCGACGCTCACTAGCAGAACTGCTAATCAGCACCGGCTGGTGGCCGCCTGATGTACCCTTTGATACGGACGACCTGGCGACGGTCGCCGCAATCATCAAGGAGAAAAAACGGTGACAGTCGGGGCCACGCTTGAGGTGAAAGGCGTCAAGGAAGCCTTGGCGATCCTCAACGCCTTGGACAAGTCCACCCGACGTCAGATCACCCGCGACTTCGCCACGATCGCCGCCCCGATGGTGCAGGAAGCCAAACGCCTGCTACCCGGTGACGTTCCTATGTCCGGCTGGAGACGGTCGTACAACGTGGGTGGCGCGGAACGTGCCGCCAGTCGGGCCGGTGCCCGGTACGCCAACCCGAACCGGGGACGTGTCCGCGACTTCGCCTATCGCGGCAACGAGGACGCCACCTCCCTGCTCCCGTGGAATGCCAACGCCGAACGACGATCGATCAAGGCTTTTACGTCCGGCTCCAAGAAGAAGGCGGCCGTGTTTGGCATGAAATGGAACGACCCGACAGCCACCCTGTTTGACATGTCCGGCAAGGCGACCACACCGCAGGGCGCCCAGATGATCAACGTGCTGTCGTCTCGTTTCGGTAGCCCGTCGCGCATCATGTGGAAGGCCTACCAAATGTCTGCCGACGACGTGCAGAAACAACTGCGTGAACTGGTGGAAAAGATCATGAACGAGTCGTCGTATGCCCTGCGATACAAACACGGCAAGACGGTCATAGCGAAAGTAGTGAAGGTGATCTGATGGCCGTATCAATCCCCCTGGTAACAGAATTCCAGAACCGTGGCATCAAGGCCGCCGAGGCCGCCTTCGTCGACTTCCGTAAGCAGGTCGGCCAAGCCGAAGGAACCATGGGCAAATTCAAGGCCGGTTCCAAAGCCATCTTTGACGGCATCAAAGACAACGCCGCCACCTTCGCTACCGCCGCAGCCGGAGCCATAGCCACATTCGCCGCCCAAGGTGTCACCGCATTCCAAGACCTAGCCTTGTCCGCCGACAAATTTGCTGGCGCCACCGGCCTAGCCGTCGAAGAAGCATCCCGCCTGCTTGAGGTCACCGGCGACCTAGGAATAGACGCAGGCACTGTCGAAACCGGCATCGGCAAAATGAATACGGTGCTGGGCAAATCCCCAGACCTGTTTGAGGAACTAGGCATACAGGTTGAATACGCCAACGATGGCACCGTCAATGCCAACGAAACCTTTTTAAACGTCATTGACCGGCTCAACAAGATTAAAGACCCGGCAACCAAAGCCAAGATTGCCACCCAAATCCTTGGCAAGGGCTGGCGCGACATGTCCCAGTTGATCAACATGGGCGCCGACGACCTACGGGCCTCACTAGCCACCGTGTCCGACGCCAAAGTCATCAGCCCGGAAGAAGCGGCCAAAGCCAAAAAGTTCCGCGACAACATGAACGACCTTAAAGACACGGTAGAAGACCTGTCTTTGCAAATTGGCGAGGTGCTGGTGCCCGCCATCTCAACAGCCGTCGAACAGTTGAACAAACTGCAGATTGGCCAGATTGGTGGCGGCTTCCTGCAATCGTTCTTCGGCTCCCCCATGGACAAGTTGCGAGGCCAGATGAACATGGTGTCCGGCCTGTTCAAAGTCTTTGGCATCAACTTGGAGGACGCCAAACAAGATGAACCGTTGATCACGGAAGAAGAAATCAACAATTTGCAAATGGCGGCCAGCGACCTCGAGGACGCCAACCAACAAACCCTAAATCAAATCCGTTACGGTCAACTCAACCCGTTCAAAGGCACGACCGACAGCGCCAACAATCTGCGTACTGAACTGCAAAACGTGGATCAAGCCTGGCAACGGCTAGTCGACAACCTGAACGAACGAGTGGAACTGGACAACGCCGAACAAGCACTCATTGACCTAGAAGCCGCCGCGTCACAGGCTTTCGGAACTGGCACCCAAGAAGACCTGCGGATTTACAACGAGAAAGCCGCCCAGTTCGCCGGTCTGCTGGCCAGTATCGCGGGAAGCATGGGCGACATTTCGTCCCGCGAAATCAAAATGAGGTTCAAAGCCGAAGGGCCAGCCGGTGCGTTGGCATTGGCGCAGTGGCTGTCTCGAGGCGCTGAATACTCAAACCTCACTCCGTCGCAAGCCTTGGGTCAAGCCGGTTTGTCGTTCTCCATTCCTGGTCGTGCGATGGGTGGCACCGTGTCCGCTGGCGGCACCTACCTGGTGGGCGAGCGGGGCCCGGAACTGTTGACTGTCGGAGCCGGTGGCGGCCATGTGACCCCGATGGGCGCAGGCGGCAGCACGATCAACATCACCGTCACGTCAGCCGACCCCAACGCTGTCGTCCGCGCCCTCCAACAGTACGTCCGCCAGTCCGGGCCGGTGCCCGTCAACACTCGAGCGATGTAATGCCGAAAATTAATTGGGTTTTAGAGCGACAGACACCGACGGTTGTGGATGTCACAAGTTCTGTCTTTTCATTTAACTATGAGCAAGGCAGACGCAATTACCTTGACCCATACTCTGGCGGCATCTTGAACGTCACTTTAAATAACCAAGCAAACGTGGCCCAATACTTTGGTTTTAATGACATCTTTACTTTGTCGGAACCAGTGACAGGTTATGAATGTAGTTTCTGGGTGCAGAATGTTGTGTTTAACGATTACCCCGGCAACACAGGTGTTTCTACAGTGACTGTGAGTCTTGCTGATGTGTTAGCCCGTAACGGGCGAAATGTTGTAGACAATGTGGCTTTAACGCAACAGCCAACAATTACACAACTTGAACAACTTTGGCGCACAAACCCTTATCAGATCGGCGATGTTGAAAACTTTGGTACCGGTGAATCCGACGCCGCCGCTTTTACTTACAACGGGTCAGTTTTAAACTATTTCAATTTGATAACCAGCACCGAAAAAGGTGGTGTCTATTTTACTTTCGACAATGTTGGTCTAATTGCTCGCAACCAAATGACAAATTCGGTTTCTGGTTTTACTTTTACACGAAACAGCCCAACCGCTTCAGCGATTGCCTACCAAACGCTAAACCATAACAAGGCTGGTTTGAACTTCATAAATAACGTGACCATTTCGCCACAAGGGTTAGCAGAACAAACGGCAACAAATAGCGCGTCGTTAACGGCCTACGGCAACGCACAAGAAACAATCACTACAGTCGACGCAACAACAACGCAGGCTTTAGGCCTCGCACAATGGTTAGCGTTTAGCCAGTCTGACCCTGAATCAGAATCGTGGTCAATCGGTTTTATTGATCTAATACAAAACCAAACAGCGTTAGACGAATTTCTTAACGCTCTGTTTGGTGAAGGCAAATTCAATCGAATTTGGGATTTGGTTTATCGTGTGCCGGGTGCAGGTTCGGACTCAACCGAATCGGTTGCAATTGAAGGTATCGCTGTTAACGCAACCCCTGATCAAACTACTTTTGAAGTATTTTTCAGCCCTGCGACGTACTACCAGTTTTTCACCCTTAACTCATCAACGCTGGGTATTCTGAATACCAGCAGACTCGGATGGTGACCCCATGACTTACCCTTCATTTACTAGCGGCGAGGTTTTGACGGCGGCGGACATGAATGCTGTCGGCTTGTGGCTCGTCAAGACGCAGACCGTCGGCACAGCCGTCTCATCGGTACAAGTCACCGGAGCCTTCTCAAGCACATACGACAACTACCTAATAGTTGA